CTATCACGCGGTTCCACCGGGCAAAAAGACTGGCTGCCTGCCGCGGGTGAGCCGTCCTGGCGAGTGGTTTCCTCGCGCGGAGGACCGGATCGAGATTGTCCCCGAGACAGACTGGGAGGAGCTATCGCGGACGAACAAGGTCACGCCGTTCGTCAAGGAGATTCTGGACCAGGACGGCGTTGGCTCGTGCGCGACCGAATCCACGGCCGGTGCGGTCATGGCGTGCCGGGCCGTTGCTGGCCTACCGCACGTCACGCTGAATCCGTGGTTTATCTACCACACCACCTCGGGCGGCCGAGACTCGGGTTCGTCCATCGACACCAATCTGCGGTTCATTCAGGAGCACGGCATTGCTCCGATGGCAGTGTGGGGCCGTGACCAAGGCTGGCGGCGGAAGCCGAGCGCGGAAGCCTACGAGGCGGCCTTGCAGTTCCGGGGCATCGAGGTGTTCGACATCGCCTCGGTTAACGAGTTCGTGTCGGCGTTGCTCCGTGGCTTCTTCGTTGTCTACGGGGCGCGTGGGCATTCAGTCGGTGCGAGCGAATACCGTTCTAGTGGCCCGTGGGGGCCGAACTCTTGGGGCACGGACTGGGGCGATGGTGGCTTTGGCACCTGGGTGTCGTGGCGGCAGATCAACTGGGGCTACGGTGCGTGGGCGTTGCGGGCCGTAACCGAATCGGATGGAGGTGGAGCATGAAAGACCAAACCCGCAACCGCACGAACGTCACGCCGACGCAAACCGTGGGGCTGATGCTGCTGGCCGTTGTCGGGACCTGGTGGGCGGTGGGTCACGAGCCGGAGATTCGCGAGGCGGTGGCCGCGCCGCAAGGGGTGATCTCCACGATCCGTAAAGCGGAGGCGATCATCGACCGGGCGAATGAGACGCTGGACGACTTTGAGAGCAAGGGGGTGATCGTCAAGCCGGCCGAACCGGCAGAGCAACTTTCCCTCGTCCCAGATGAGCCGCCCGTCCCGTGGCCGCCTGCACCCGAGTTGGCGGAATGTGCTGACGGGAGTTGTTCGGCGAAACCCGACACAAAGCCGACAAAGCCGACAAAGTCAACAGCCCCGGCGAGTTGCGGTGGCGGGGTGTGCCGGCCGCGTCTCCGACTGTTTCGGAGGTGCCGATGACACTCAATCAACTCACGTCCGACGTGTACCGACACCTGCCGCTGCACGTCCGTCTGCTCGTGTCACACCGCCGGGTGGCCAGGATCGTCCGCTGTGCGATGATGGCCGACCCGGCCAACTACGCGGGCCTGGCGGACGGACGCGGCATCCTGCGGCGCGATGCCGTGGCCCACTACCGGCAACGGGTCGGCAATCCGCTGATCTGGCTCTGGCTGATTAGCCTGATTGTCAATCTCATTTGGCAGTGGTGGCTGGCACAGTGGCCGACGGATGGGCCGATGGACCGGGCGATGGGTGTGCTCTACGAATTGCATCGCGAAGCGAAAGGCAAGGGGTGGACACCATGAGCGACGCCAAGCCGATCATCCAAAGCAAGACCGCCTGGCTGGCCGTTGCCGTGATGCTGCTCGGCATCCTGGCGGCGGTGCAGGAATCGCTTGTGGCCACCTACCCGCGTGCGGCGGCGTCCATCGGCGTGTTCATCGGATTCGCCATGTTGGCACTGCGGCTTTTGACTAATCGACCATTGACGACCATGCGTAAAAAATGACTACTGAGACAATTATTGCCGCGGCCGCCGCCATCATCACGTGTGTTATGACGGTGTCTGGGTGGGCTTACTGGATCGGTTCCAAGCTAGCGACGATTGCCGAGCAGTTGCGCGGTGTGAGTGCGTGGCGATTGCAAGCAGAGACCGAACACCTCAGCTCGTGGACCCGACTTGACGAGCACGGAAACCGACTTGACGAACACGGCAGGAGGATCGAGGCGCATACAGTGGAGATCGACGGAATCAAGAGCAACTGCAAGGACTTTCGGCAGTTGCACGAGAGGGGAGGCTCATGATTGGCGGCAACCATGAAGCGTTCACGGAAGCGGGGAAAGGAGCCTGACCCGGCTGCCCGGTCCTACGACCGGATGAAAGAGTCGGCCCGGGACCGCAACCGGCAGATCGCCCAGTCCGGCCGCGACATCGCCCCACTGCCGAAAGTGGCCCACCCCCGGCTGAAGTCGCGGGCCAAGCGGAGTTTCCGGTTCTTCTGCGAGCGATACTTTCCGCTCACCTTCAGCCTTGCCTGGTCGGCCGACCACCTGACGGCGATCAAGCGGATCGAAAACGCCGTGCTCGAGGGCGGGCTGTTCGCCCTGGCGATGCCCCGCGGCTCGGGTAAGAGCACGCTTTGCGAAGTGGCCTGCATCTGGGCCGCCCTCTACGGTCACCGCGAGTTCATCACCCTGATCGGATCGAGCGAGGGGCACGCCGTGGAGATGCTCGACTCGATCAAGGCGGAGTTGGAGGGCAACGAGCTGCTCGCCGGCGACTTCCCCGAGGCCGTCTACCCGATCCAGCGGCTGGAGGGCATCGCCAACCGCTGCGCGGGCCAGCTCTACAAGGGCCGCCGGACCCATATCACCTGGACGGCCAACGAGCTTGTCCTGCCAACCATCCCGCGTTCCCTCGCGGCGGGTGTGATTGTCAAGGTGGCCGGGCTGACCGGCCGGATCCGCGGGATGAAGTTCAAGCGGGCCGACGGGCAGTCCGTTCGGCCCAGCCTGGTCGTGCTCGACGATCCGCAGACCGACGAATCGGCCCGCTCGCTCTCGCAGTGCGACACACGCGAGCGGATTCTGGCCGGGGCCGTGCTGGGGCTGTCCGGGCCAGGCCGGAAGATTGCCGGCGTGATGCCCTGTACGGTGATCCGCCCGGGCGACATGGCCGACCGGATTCTCGATCGCGAGAAGCATCCGCAATGGCAGGGCGAGCGGACGAAGATGGTCTATTCCTTCCCCGACAACGAAAAGCTCTGGGAGCAGTACGCCAAAATCCGCGCCGAGTCGCTGCGGGCCGAGCGGGGTCTGGCCGATGCCACCGCGTTCTACCGCCGGCACCAGGCGAAGATGGACGCCGGGGCGGACGTCGCTTGGCCCCAGCGATACAACCACGACGAAGCGTCGGCCGTCCAGCACGCAATGAACTTGAAGCTCCAGGACGAACGGGCGTTCTTCGCGGAGTACCAGAACGAGCCGCTGCCAGAGGAGACCGACGGGATCGACGAGCTGGGCGTGGACGAGGTCGCGGGGAAGATCAACCGCATGAAGGCGGGCGAGATTCCGCTGGCATGTAACCGGTTGACGATGTTCATCGACGTCCAACAGGCGATGCTGTTCTACGTACTGGCCGCATGGGAAGACGATTTCACCGGCTCCGTGATCCGTTACGGCACTTACCCGGAGCAATTTCGCGACCATTTCCGGGCCGCCGATGCCCGCCCATCGCTGGCCGACGCAGCCAAAGGGGCGGGCGTGGAGGGGGCGATTTACGCTGGGCTGGAGCGATTGGCCGAGGAGACGTTGGCCGTCGACTTCCACCGCGGCGATGGGGCCGTCTTGCGGGTGGAGCGGTGCCTGGTCGACGCCAACTGGGGCCAGTCAACCGACGTGGTCTACCAGTTCTGCCGGCAAAGCAAGTTCGCCTCGGTGCTGATGCCCAGCCACGGCCGCTACGTCGGCGCTTCGAGTCGCCCGTTTTCCGAATACCGGCGGAAGCCGGGCGACCGGGTGGGCCACAACTGGCGCGTGCCCAATGTTCACGGCCGCCGGCAAGTGCGGCACGTGATCTACGATACCAACTACTGGAAGTCTTTCGTCCACTCGCGTCTGGCCGTGCCGATGGGCGACCGTGGCTGCCTCTCGCTATTCGGCGCGAAGCCCCAGCGGCACCGCCTCTTCGCCGAGCACCTCACCGCCGAGTATCGCGTGCAGACGCAGGGCCGCGGGCGGACGGTCGACGAATGGAAGCTACGCCCGTCGGCGACCGAAAACCACTGGCTTGACTGCCTGGTCGGTTGCGCCGTGGCCGCCTCGATGCAGGGCGTGGTCCTGCCGGGCACGGAGTTCCGCAAACCGGCGGCCCCGAAGTCGGCCGCCGACCGCCCATCCCTCAGCGACCTCCGGAACCGATGAGCCAGCCGTCCGAAAGACGACCGACATTGAGCGATCTGGCCGGGCGTGGCGGCGGGCTCTGCTGTCCGCACTGCGGCTGCCGGCACTTCTGGACGCTCGCGACTCGCCGCAAGGACCGGGAGATTGTCCGCCGCAAGTCGTGCCGGAACTGCGGCTGGCGAATCACCACCTCGGAGCGGGTGGCACCGCTAGATACGTAACCTCGCGGTCCGTTTCCCGAAAATGTCGAAGTTTTCCGGCGGCCAGGTCGGTTATGGGGATATGGCCGACACCATTCCAGCCGCGATCGAGGAGAACGCCCTGGGGCCGAAAAAGGCCTCCGGCGACTCCGGGTCCGTCGAGCAGCACAACATCGCCGACCAGATTGAGGCGGCCAAGTTCAGCGGCGCGCAGTCCGCGGCATCGAAGAATCACCTTGGCTTGCGATTCGTGCAACTCCAACCGCCGGGGGCCGGGTAATCGTGGGCTTGCTCTCGTCAGTCCGCCGGATGTTTTCGTCGCGGCCAGCCCGCCGGCAGCCGCTCACCGACGGGTCCGCGCCCATCCACGGCCGCTACGACGCCGCATCGCTCGGCGGGCTGAACGCCCAGCACTGGGCCAACGCCGACGCACTGGACGCCGATTCAGCGAATAGCCTGGCGGTCCGCAAACGGATCATGCAGCGGTCGCGGTACGAGATCGCGAACAACGGGCAGGCCAAGGGCATCCAGCTAACGCACGCAAACTACGTTGTCGGTCGCGGTCCCACGCTCCGGATGCAGACGCGGAACCCGGCATTCAACACGATGGTCGAGGAGCGGTGGCGTCAGTGGTGTAGCCGCACTAAGTTCGCTCGCAAGCTGCGGACCGCGATCAAGGCCAAGCTCTCCGACGGCGAGTCGTTCATCGTCGCGTTCAGCAACCCGACGCTTCACCCTGGCGGCACCG